TCAATAAGTAGACCTTGGTAATTCCAGGCATCTTTAACAACTTTACACAAATCTAAAAGTTCTCTGTATGTATAAGTTTTATTAGCATCTATAATTTTGAAATGAGTATAAATAAAATGACTGTGTTTTTCAAATTGTTTTTGAGGTATATCCTGGATAGGTCTTTCTTCTAGAAACTCTATTAGTTTTCTTATAATAGAATACGCTTCATTTTCAGAACTAAACACTAGCCATTTAATCTGGTGCTTTATGGCATAGGCTAACATTAAATATAAAACTATAGTTGTCTTTCCAGTATTAGAATGTCCTAAAATAATATTAAATTCAGAATGTTTAAATCTAAAGTATTCGTCAATTTCTGGAACTCCTAAAGTTAATCCTTCTTTAATTTTTCCTGTTCGTATATCCTGTAAATGTGCGGTAACTTTCTCATAGTTTATTAGCATTGTTTAAATGTAAGAATTTTAAGTTAAAAAAAAAAGGGAGCTATTAACTCCCCTTTATTAAAATGGTAGGTCTTCTTTTGCTTCAGCTCTAGGCAGATGAGCTTTCTGAGCATCGTCAGATTTTTGTAAAGGAATGCTTCTCTTGGCATAAAACTTGCTAGGGTCAGCTTTCTTAGACATAATGTCTAAAACAATTTTATCATTCCCTTCAGCTTTAGCTTTGTTTAACATTTTAATACATTCGTCTACATCCATTAAAAAATGTAGTTTAATCCATTCATACTTAGATTTGTAAGGAGCTACGCAGTTCCAGTATTCTGTTTCGAAATTAGACATTTGTTATTTGTTTTAGTTTGTTATAAAATAATTCAGTAGTTTCTAGTACCGTACTACTTTTGACGTTTGGTGTGTTAGAATACAATATAGCCGCAGATCGTAAACAAGACTGAAACTCTATAGAGGTTTGTTGTGAAACTGGTTTCTGAAAACTTTTAGTTTCTACGTTTTGATTTCTTATTAGTTTTGCTGTATTGTACTTAGCGTTACTAATCTCAAATTCAACTTCGTCTCCTACTTTCTTTTCAAACTGAGTTTGTTCAACTCCGTTCTTTTCTTTAGGTTGGAAGAAACTCCAAGTCACTCCATTAGCTAAAGTAATTTTGTAGACCTGTAATTCTTTGTAATCCTTGTCTCTGTTAATAAATGTAATTTTTCCTGTCATTCTTTTGTGTGTTTAATTAATAAGCAGACTCTCTGCTCTTTCTTTTTGAATTGTTAGTAATTCGTTTTCTTTTTGTAACCAGTGTACTTTAGATTCAAGTAACACTATCCTATTGTGAAGGTTTTTAATTTCTGAAGTCATAATTTTTCTGTGTTTATAATACAAATATAATAAAAATATAATAAAAAAAAAAGGGAGCAAAAGCCAAGTGACTCAATACCCCCTTTACACAGAGAAAATTATACTGCTAATATAAACTAATTAATCTATATTAAACTCACTGTTTAAAACTTTATAGTATTCTATTTTTTCTAGTAATTCAGGCGTAGAAATTTTAACTATTTCTCTACTTATTTGTAAAAGTTCTTCAGCTATATTGTAACCATATTCTTTATTTAGATTTAAAGCATATTCGTATTGTCTACCTTGAGCGTGGCAATTACAGCCATAACACTGGGGTCTGCAGTTGTCCTCTGACCATCTAGTAGCGTAGAACCTGCGTGACAAAAAATGTCCGCACTGCATAGAATCTTTATAGTGTTTGACCCTATCACAAGTATAGCATTTTACATAACCGTTATGATCTGAGTATTTTAAACGAATATACCTACTAAACTCTGCGTCTAGTTTTTTTACTATTTTGCTCCTGGATAATTTTTTTTTCAAAATTAACTTGCATTATATTATATTAATACTATATTAAGAAACTTATATTATATAATACTTATATTAATATTAGTCTTATACTAATATAATATTTATTTTTGAGAAATATTTTTAAATTTCTCTGCTCCTCTAGAACCAAAATACGCTACATAAACTGTTATTAAAAGAGACTTAAGCAAATCTATCCATCCAGAATCTACACCAAAATTTATATCGAATCCATCTAACAGTATAAACACTATTAAGGAAATAGTTAAGAATATTANCGATAAAGGTCTTACGTTTTTAGCTAAACTAGAATCTGATTTGTTATCAGACTCCCAACGNTTAGTNATCTCTATTAGCTCGTTATTATCCATTTCTAGAAGTTTTAAAGCTGTTTCTTTGTCTTGTGGAGGTAGAGTGTCATCTTTTGAAATTAAGTTCTTTACAAGTCCTAATAATCCTTTGTCTGGAATACTGTCAGTTAGTGAAGAAAATACTCCTCCTTTGCCTATTAGGAACTGTCCTACTTTAGTGTCTTTGAACTTATTTTTCATAGCTCATTAATTTTATTTATAGTTTCCTGCAGTTTTTCTTTAGAGACTTTAATTTTTAAACTTATATCTCCTATATACTGCATACGAGTCCTACCGTTTTTGTCTTGTATAACTAAAACAGGAAGAGCAGTAATACTTTTCTGTATGTCTTTAGGTTGGTTTTTTAAGTAACCAAACTTTATAATACAGTTTTTTAGTCCCCTAGTGTCGTAATTGTTATCCTGGTTCCACTTAGCGTTAATCTGAAAGACAGTTACTTCTTGAGCGTTAACATAAACCGCAGCCAATACAAATATCGCACATAATAGTTTTTTCATTTATTAATTATTTCAAATAACTTGTCGTCTATCTTCTTTAACGACTCAGAGTTTTCTTCTACCTTTTCTCCAGTATTCATTATAGTCTCCCTAATTANACGNTCTTTTAGATCGTACTCAGTTCTACTAATTTCTGGAACAGGAAGTTCTTTAGCCTCTTGGATGTCAGCTTGTAAAGCAAACCACATTCCTATTAAAGTAGATAATGCTATTCCAATTCCTATAAGTGTTTTTAAACTTATTTCAAATTTACTTTCTTCGCTTATTTCATTCATTAGAATATTCTTCTTTTGCATCAAAACTAGGACATAGTTTTTTATTAGTAAAGTCTTTGTGACCGTAGACTATAGTATTAGGAAACCTTTCTTTAAGGTCGTTTATAAGTTTGAGTAAAGATTCCTTTTGCTTCTCGGTTCTGGTGTCTTTCCAGTTCGTCATATCTCTATTCATTCCTCCAATATAACAAACACCTATAGAACTTCTGTTTTTACCTTTGACGTGTGCTCCTATATTTTTTATAGGTCTACCGTCTTGGATAGTACCGTCTAATTTAATAATAAAATGATAACCTACGTCTGACCAGGAATTACCGTTGACGTGCCAGTCTCTAATATCCTCGACATCAAAGTCTTTTAGTTCTGGAGTACCTGAACAGTGTATTATTATTTTATCTATTTTTCTCATTATATATCCATCTACTTATAGTATAGCCTATAGTACAGATTAACAAAATTATTTTTAACCCTAGTTCTATTTCTGTCATAGAAAGGGCTAGAACCGTAGTATTAAAAAAGTATATTTTCAAATCTGTATATTCTAACATTAGTCTTCTTTTATAACCTCGTAAGAACCGTCTTTTAAATCTACGTTGATCTTACCGTAGGACTCTTCTAGTTCTTCTTTAGTTTTCTTTTGCTCTAGATCAATAGAGTAAATAGCTTGTTGAAGTAAAAATATTTGATATTGAAAATCTCCTATTCTTAACTTTAATTCCCCTTTACCGTTTTCTTGTTTTTGTAGTAATTCTAATTCTTCTTTTTTTAATTTAGACATTTTATAAATTTTAAAGTGAATAGTAAATATATTACTTTTTGTCTTTTTTAACTACTTTTTTTGGATTCCATAATTCGTCTGCAAGTTTTTTAACTTTATACATAGCTATTTTTTCATCGTCTCCTTTTGCTATTAAGTCTTGACCTTCAGAATAAGCTACAGTAACCTTTCCATCCATAGTGTGAGTAGAATACCATATCTTAATTTTGTTTTGAATTATTTCTGTTTTGTCTGTTTTTAATATTTCCATAATTTTATAATTATTTACATTTACATTCTTGTTCCAATTTGTCTACTTTAGCAGTTAGTTCTTGTATTGACTTAACTAAATGAGCAACAATACCTGATGTCATTCCACCTGTTAATCCTTTGCGTTCTTCTTCTCCTTCATTAGATAGATTTTCTACAACATATTCTGGAAATATTTCTTCAACTTCTTGGGCAATAAAACCTGCTTTGGTATGTTCTCCTGTTTTTTTCCAATCAAACTTAACAGGATTAAGTTTATTAATTTTATCTAAAGAACTTTCAATTGTTTTTATGTTTTCTTTTTCTCTAATATCAGAAATTATAGCAAATTGAGCATTGTTTGCTCCATTTCCTACAATACCACCCATTGATTGTCCTGCTGCATTTGTAACACTTGAGTAAAACTGAATAAATCTACAACTTGAATCTGTACTTGTATCTCTTTGTAAAATGTTTACAACAGGTACATTAGCTGTTCCAGAATTATTATAAAAACCTGTAGGTGCAATTCCTGCTGTTTGACTATTGCCCTCAATTAAGTGAGTATTTACAATATTATTAACATCTCCTACACCTTCAGCACCGACTATTAATCCTCCCCCACTTGTAATACGCATTCTTTGAACCATATCAGTTGTTACGCCAGATGGTTGTGTATAAAAACCTAATCCACCTCCATAATTTCCATTACTTGCATCTTTTACTCCATATATAGCACCTACTCGTGCTAAGTCAGCACTTCCTGACCACCATTTTTGAGCAAAAACTACTCCTGCACCTGCTACATCTGGACTTGCTGCTGGTGTGCTTGATGTTTCTAATCTTAAATTATTTGCTCCATCATTAAAATTAGCTGTAGATTCTACAGCGCCAATAGTTAATTTTGAAACTCTATTAACTGTACCAATAGAAATATTCCCCGAACTGTCTATACGCATTCTTTCTACATAACTTGACTCTGTTCTTGCTAAAGTTGAAAAAGTTAAACTATGCCCAGTTTGATTTCCTGTTATACCTGTTCTCCATTTAAAAACCTTGTTATTATCTACCGCTGTGCTATTTACTGCGTAAGCACTATATAAAGCACTATCTGAAGCATAATTTATAGTTTTATATAAAACTAATTTTTCATCAGGGTCAGACGTCCCAATCCCTACGTTGCCTGAACTGTCTATACGCATTCTTTCTGTACCATCATCAAAAAATCCTAAAGCATTTGAACTTTGAGCTGCTATTTCCCATTTGCTACCCTGTGAACCTGCTTTTAATGCTAACGAAGCTAAATTATTATTAGTTGCATCATTTATTTCTAACATAGTAACAGAACCACTAATGTCAGAAGAAGGCGAAGCAGTTCCGATTCCTACATTTCCTTGCATTAATAAAATATTAGATGCAACACTTGTTCTTGGTATTAAAACTAAATCTCCATTGTTACCTGAATAAGCAGATGTACTCATACCTATATAACCTGCTGTTTCAGAAGAAATTGCAGCACTAATATCTTTAAATCTTAAATCTACACCATTTCCAGTTCCTTTAAATATAATTTGACCAGAACTGTCTATACGCATTCTTTCTGTTAAACTTGAACCACTATTAGTTTTAAAAATTAAACCACCTGCTGCATTTCCAGTATTTAAATTAACACCACTTATTTCAGCGTGTGTTCTATTTCCAGGTTCTGTGCCAAAAGAAATAGATTGTTCTTGATTTAATGTATTACCTGTATCAAATATTCTAAAAGTAGGTGCTGTATCTTCAATACATAAAATATGGTCAGGCGAAGTAGTTCCGATTCCTAAATTTCCTGCAGTTGTTAAAGTTACTTGTGGGCCAGAATTATTAGTAAAGAAATTCATTGGATAATTGTTTATTGTACCAATACCATTATCTCCTGTACTACTATAAATTCCTACTTTACCTCCAGATGAGTGTCTACCTACTATTGAATATCCTGAAACATCTTGAACTGAATCTATATTATAACCTGCTGTTGGAGTTCCACCTACACCAACTATTCCTGTAAAAGTTGCTCCTAAGCCTTCTAAAGTTAGTCTTTCTGCTAAAATATTATTGTCTTTAACAGAAAAGACCATTTTTTCGTCTATGTTTGTTGTGCTCTTTTCAATAACTGAAATTTTTGCAACTTCATTTATTGCTGAATAAACTGTATTTTCAAGATAAAAAGAAATTGCACCCCCAAAACCATTAGTAATTGATGATCCAGAAGATAAGGTTTTAATAAGTAAACTATCTACAACGCCTGTTGTTAAATTAGTTGTATTTTCAATAATATTTCTGCCTTTTATATTTAAAGCACCATCAAAAGTTGCGTTTCCTGATGTATCTATTAAAAAAGGTGTTCTACTATCTGTTTGGTCAAATATTTTGTATTCTCCTGCATCAGTTATTATTCTATAATGTCCTTCTGTATTTTTTAAATCTAAACTTGCTTGGTTTCCATCTCCTGCTTCTATTGTTGCTATTGCACCTGCTCCTGTAGAGAAAATTTTTACCCCTGTATTTGTAGTTTCAAATTTACCGACATTATTGTAATAAAGATTTACACTACCACCTTGATTAGCTATTAAGAAATTAGATTGGTTAATGCCTTGCAGTCTCAAAGAATCGCCACTTCTAATAAATAAAACACCTGTTCCTGTATCTTCTATATAACTATTACTTCCATCGTGATAGATTTGTAAATCATTTCCTGCACCAAACTTTAATTTTTTATTATCTAGTAAACTTACATCTCCTGAAAAGGTTGCGTTTTGAGAGGTATCTAAGGTTAGAGCAAGTGTACTACCGTTTGTTGCAAATTTAATACCTTTACCACTTTGTCCTGTTATTAAAGCATAACCAGTGTCCCAACTTAAAGTACCAAAATCTTTTGCTGCACCCCAATCCAATGTACCATCAGCTTGCATTATTATTTTTGGTGTTCCAATAGTACCAGTAGAACCAGTAGAAATAGCAGTTTGAAAAGCACCACCACCTGAAACTGATATTCCAGAACTTGTGGTTATAAGTTTTAAAATACCTCCGTATTTCAAAGAAACTGCATTTATATTACCTGTAATATTATCGTTACCACCTATTGTAACTTTAAAATTATTATTACTAGGGAAACCAAAATAAGTGTCTGCATCTCCTGCGTGATATATATAATCTGCAATAGTAATATCTGTACTTACAAAATTAGTTGCTTCTAATCCTGCTACTTGTAAATCTGCTGCTACATATCCTGCACCACCAATATTAACTGTCGTTGTAGGTTGTACTGTTGTGCCTTTAAATAATCTAAATTTATTACTATCTGAAGCATCAGAAAACAATCCTAAGTATCTAGCAGTTCCATCATTGTATTTACCATAGAAACCTATATCTACAGAATTAGCTGCATTGTCTTTTGATA